CATGGCCCAGGTACATGCGCAGCCTGACCATCGCCTGGCCAGGCGTTACCTGGCCGTCTGCGATCTGGCGGGCAAAGCGGGCCAGGTAGCGGTACTCGCTGGCCAGCCGGCCGCCGATGTGGCCGAAGTCCCGCTGGTTCAACCGCTCCCAGCCGCCGGCGCCCAAGGCCCGGTTTTGCAGGTAGAGGCGCTTTAGATCTTGCTGCATCTGCGCTTGCCACACGGCGGGGGACAGCCGGCCATCCAAGCAGGCTTGCGTCATATCGGCCATCAGCCGCTCTTTCTGGCCGATGTGCGCCTCAAGCAAGCCCATGACCTCGGAGCGCTTCACAAACCGCACCCGGCCATTCGCCAGCCGGGTCATGTAGTTGTGCGTCCGTGGGTCAAACCAGTAGCCGGGCAAGTAGTCCATCAGTGCGCTATGTCCACACTATAACTCTTATGTTACTGTGCCAACCGCGCATGAAGCAATCGCTTGTAGCGGTTCGGCACGCCATCGCTGGCCATCCAATCGGCCGCGGCGTCTTGTACGTCGGCTTCCGTGATCTCGGACAGCCGCTCAACCACCTCGGCCGGCAGCGGCTCCGTCGCCATGTCGCCGCCGTGGTTCTTTTCGACCCAGGCGACGATCCGCTCGGCGTCCATCCGGTCAACGCCGGCTTCCAGCAACGCCTGGACTTGCGCCTCGGCCCACGCCACCTTAGCCACGGGCCACCACCCTGGCGGCTGCCAGGAACAGCGCCTGCAACTCAGCCGGCGCGCCGTGGAGCAGCTTGGGCGTCTCCAGGTCGGCGTCGTCCACCGCTGCGTCTTCGTCGGCCGGCGCTGGCTGGCGCGCGACGATCTGCAAGGGCTGGCGCTCCTCGTCCGGCTTTTCGTCGTCTCCCGGCTGCGGCTCCGGCTCGGCGCTCTTGCCGACTTCCGCCTGGTACTCTGGCCAGGTCTTGTCGCCCCATTCCACCGGCTGCATACCCAGGTCGTTGCGCGCCTCGTTGATCGTAATCACCGCCCGGTCCAGGTAGGTGGTGTGCTGCTGTAACTGCTGCTGCGTGTCCCGGGGCACTACGTCCAAAAAGCGCAGGTTGTCGGTCGGGCCATAGAGCGTCAAGACCTCGGCATTTAGTCGGTTGGCGATCCGGGTGAGCATGGGCGCCAGCGTGTACTTGCCTACCAGATACTCCGCCGTCCGAGCGTTGGCCAGCGGCACGTCGTCGGAGAGCATCAGCGCAGGATGCACGCCCATCGTCATGAAGATGTCTTCCCGGTTCATCTTGCGGCCGGCGATATACTCGGCGTCGCGCTGGCTCATGCCCATGTCGCGCGCCTTGAAGCCGGCCCACAGGAAGGCCACCTGGCCCGCCTTGTCGGGGCCGCCGGTGAACTTGTCCTTGAACCACTTCTCCATCGTCTTGCGCTGGTCTTCGTCGATGAACTGCTCATCGCTCTCGATCACCGTGGACAGCCGCGCCTGGTTGCGGAACAGCGCCCGGTTGTGACGCTGCGCAGAAACATCCGCCTCGGTGGCCAGAGATGCGGCGTCGGCTTGCCCCAAGCCGTACAGGTCGTTGGAGGGGTTGTAGCGCTTGAAGTGTACGATGTCGGCCAGCGAGATGGGCCAGGTGCGCCCCATGACCGTGTAAGCGTAGCCCGTGACCACCGAACCTTGCCCCACCAATTCCACCCGATCCGGGCGCAGCGGGATCAGCATACCCGGCGGCTGCGAGGGGTCGGAGCGCCCGCCCAAATACAGGAACGCATCGCCGGATATGCCCAGGCTGGCGACGATGCTCTCAATCAGGGTGAACCTGTCCAGCGCCAGCCACTCCATGCCCGGCGCCGGCTGGCGCAGCAGGTCGATGAAGGGGTGCGTCTCGTAGGCTTCGGCGTCTTCCTCGAAGCCGTCGAAAACCGCCAGCTTGGCCGTTGCCGCCGTTTCAGCGATCCGTGTCAGGCTGGCAAAGAAGGCGGGAGACGCCTTGAACTGCTCCGCCTGGCGCTCGTAGGTCGAGCGGTCGGGGTCTTGCAGGTCGGACCATCCGCCCTCGCTGGCCCAGGGGGGAAGTTGCACCCGGCGCTGGACTTGCGCTTTGGGCGCCAGCCCGAACAGGCTGGCCATGCGGTCGAAGTTGCCCAGGATGCTCATTGCGCCTTGTACCTCCCGGCTATCAGTGAGCTGGCCAGGGCCAACAGCAGCCAAAAGCCCAGCGCGCCCCACAGCGCCGGCCCCCAGGCGACCACGCCCAACAGGGCCAGCCACACAGCGGCCAGCACGCTCAGCCAACAGGCCATTGCCACCACGGTCGAAACCCGCATTGACTACTCCTGGAAACGCGAATGCCCGACCTGGAACCCAGGTCGGGCATTGCCGCAGCAGTCCATCCAACGGAGGAGAGGGATGAAACGCAAGAACGCAGGCGCCGGACGCAGCCGGCAGTCACTTGTAACTTGTGCCTACGTTTTCAAGTCTAGCAGATGAAAGCGCAAATGTCAAGCCCCCTTATCAGTGTGGGTGATATTCACGGGGTAAAGTCAATCAGCAACCGCGCCTCGCCTGTCGCCGTCACGCCTTCCCACGGCACAACGCTGTGCGGCGCATCGTTTTCGTAGAGCGCATAGAGTTGGATGGCCCTCTCCTCATCCTCAGCGGCAACAATGAGCACGCCGGCCCAGCCGTCGGGGTGTTTGCGCCTGCACTCATAGACGTTCATCGCACCCAATCCTACCACGCCCTACCGCCCGTTGTCAATCCCCCTGCGCCGCTCATGGGCCACCGCCTCAAGGAACTGGTTAGCCGGCTGGCGCGCGGTGTCTAGGTAGGCCCGAAGGTCTTCGATTAGGTCGCTGATGTGGAGCTCGTGATGCGCCTTGCACGTCCGGCAGTAAATCCGCACCTTTCCGCCCACGATCTCGCCCAGGTAGGCGTCACAGGTAGGCCCAGCCGGCGGCCCGGCGCACCTGACTTTACGCCCCTGCTTCATCGTCTGCCCCGTATTCGGCTTCCAGGTAGGAGAGGAAGTTACTACCGGCCGTCAGCGCGTTGAAAGCCCCGGCGCTGGCATCCATGATGTCATCATGCGGCAAGTCAGGCTGCCCGTGCATGTGCCGCAGCCAGCCCTCGACCCACGTTCCGCCGACCAACTTCACGTCTCCTACCTGCGCCGTCGACGCGAGGCTGGCCGCCCTGGTGAGCTTGTCGCCCGTTGACCTGACGCCGCCCGCGTCCACGGTCATGCCGTGCCGGGCAAAGGCTTCCCGCAGCAGCGTGACCAGCCGGCGCGTCTCCTTGATCCCCGCGGATCCCGGCTCCGTCTCCCAGCGCACCGAGTAGCGCCGGCCCGCCGCTCTTGCGTCCAGGGCATCCTGCACGCAGGTGTTGACGAACAGCACGTCGCCTGCAGCCGGCCCGATCTGCTCGGCCACGCAGTCGATGATGAAGAAGACCTTGCCGCCCGCTTGTCGCACCTTCACGCCCGCCGTGAAGTCTGGGTCGCTGCCCCGCTGCCCCTTGGCCGTTGCTGCAAAGTCCCAGAAGCGCACCTCTGCTCCCCCAGAAGGCGCAGCCGTGACCACCTCGAACCATGCCCGGTTGAAGACCTTGCCGGCTTCAGCCTTGATGCGCCAGTTGCCTTCCAGCAGCCGGCCCCGGTCAACAGGCGCCAGCGCCATCAGGTTGGTCAGGTAGCCGGGGTCTTTCGCCATGAGAATGGCGTTGTCGGTCACTTTCGCCGGGATGAACGTCACCGACTTCGGCTCGGCGTGCTCCGCGCGTAGCGCCGCCGGGTCATCGCCCCAGACGATCCGCTCGCCGATGCGCACAAACCAGCGCACCTTGCCCGCCCGCTCCGGGATGGGGTAGCCGGTGTCCTGGTCAATCCACCACGCCAAAAAGGTGGCCAGCCAGCTATCGGCGTCCGGGTTGCACGTTGCCCGAACGTAGGGCTTGACGCCGCAGGTCGAACGGTTGCGGCTCAGCATGTAGAAGAACATGCTTTCGGAGAAGTGTTCGAGCTGATCCCACCCGATCATAGCAATCTGGGCGCCCTGGTAGTTGAGCTTGTCGGCCTCGAAGTTCATGTGAGCGAAGGATACCCGCGCGCCCGATGGCCAGCGCCACAGCATCCGGCCCCGGAGCGGATCGCCCCCCTGCTCCGGGTACATCAGTTCGCTTTCGTCCCACAAGCCGCCCTGCTGCATGATCTGCGGATAAGTGCGTCGGAAGATGACCGCGCCAAAGCCGGGC